TTTGCCATCTCTACATCTTCTGGACCTTGTGGCTCAAACTTGACTACCTGATCCCCAGAAGTAAATATCTTCATAAGGCTAGGCATAATCCACTCGATTACATCGGCTACATCTCTTGTGACAATCTGTGAGCGACCTTCTTGCTCATTACCGTACTTCTTACCATAGTAGCGGTCTAATGCATCAGAGCGTTGCTCGGTGAGCTTTCCATCTTTGTACCCTAAAGCAGCATTGATTTCCTGCTCTAGGTGAGCAGATAGCTCCCTCTTTGTCATTTTAGCCATAAATTATTTACCTTTGTTTATCGGGTAAGTGGTTTCTTTTTTAGGTGGAGGACTACTGCTTACTGCTTTCATTATTTCTTTTAGGTCCTTGATGTCCTGTGCCATCTCCATCAATTTGTTTTCTAACCACTTTGGGTTCATTGGCATATACTTCTCCTTATACTATCCAACTTAAATCAGTCTCAGGGAGTTCCCTTCCCCAGACACTATCATTACCTGTGAACACTACATCTGTTATACACAAGTATCTAAATGCATCGCTAGCGTGTGATGTCCAATCGTGGACTGGTCTTTGTGACCATATCTTTTTCTTGTCATCATAACTACTTCTATATTGTAGTAATGCTTCTAGTCCTTTCTTAGTATTTTCCTGATCGAACCAGCATTTGTTTAGAAAAGTTCTGGTAGTGTCTATACCATCCATAACCTTTAACTTAGGTGCTACTTGAAAGTCTATGCCTAGGTCAAATGCTAGGTCGCGTCTTGACTTTCCAGTAGAAAATTCTCTAACTACTATGTCGTGCGGTGCTATGTGTGCACCATAATGATAACCCTTTCTGTTGAGTACCTCTATATAGTGAGGCAATCCTTCGTTAGAGTTTTCATAATAATCTATAACGTGTACTGCTTTACCAACAAACTGACAGAACCATATGCTGGTTGCGTCTGAGACCCCAAGGTCCCAGGCTGTTACTACTTGCTTAGACGGGTCATAAGGGACTTTCCCCACTCGGTCTTCATCATAAGCAGTTTCAATCTCTTTAGCATAATACGCACCTCTAAGTGCAGCAGACCAAGAACACTCGTATTCTTGTTCAAATTCAGTTTCTGCCATATCTTGCTTCGCAAGTTCCAGCTCTTCATCATCTAATATCCCTGTTTCACTCGCCTTATATAAGAATCTGGCCCATCCCTTCTTCTCTGGGGCAGAGTGGTATAAATCATAAAATTCGTTCTTTCCTTTAGGTGTACCAATAAATATGGCATAACCTTTTCTGTCAGATAGTGCCGGCCTTATCACCTCAGAGAACATCTTAGGGTTCATCTGAGCGTACTCATCTAGCACGACCCCGTCTAAATAAATTCCACGAAGCGTGTCGTAATTGTCAGCCCCGTATAACTGTATCCTGGCTCCCATAAAGTCGGCCCTAAGTTCGGCCTCATTAAACTTTACTTCTGGAAACACACCGCACAATCTCTTTAATTCATCCCAGGCAACTGTCTTAGCCTGTTTAAATAGCGGTGCTATGTATGCATATCGTGGTTGTCTTTTACCAGCTTGTATGTCTTCTACAGAACTCTTTATGAGCTGGTTTATAGCAAACACAGTCTTACCAAATCGCCTATGACATACAACTACATTAAATCTATCTAGATTAGTATGTAAATGTTTTTGTAACTCCCTAGGTGTATAGGGTATTACAATAGATTTTCTCTCCTCTTGCATAGATGCTAGTGTATCTTGCTATCTTTTTCCCTTAATATCTTATTAGCGTCTGCAATATCAGCTTCATCTTGAGCCCACTGTATATCAAAGTTTCTATCCTCTACAACAACGTGGTGTTTAGGAGACCAGCCAGCTTGCGTCTTAAGCCAAAACGTAGTCATACTAGGAGATTCCCCAGATACTGCCATTTCGTAGGCTACACCTGCCACGCGGGCGGTCCTTTTCTCTTTACCTACAGTTAAATTGTGTGAATAGTATTTAGTTAGGGTGGCATTAGAAATACCCATAACTTTAGCTATCGTATGCTGGTCCAATCCTATAGTAACCATCTCTTCTACCTTAGAATAGTCATCGTCAGTTGGCCTGTATGTCTGTCCTCTTTTAATTCTAGACTTTTTGCCACCTGCTGCCTTCGATTGCTGGGATAAGCCACCAGTTGGTCTGCCTATCTTGCGTTCAATCTTAATCACAGCGTCTGCTGGTACTATTCCTTTGGCTGAAGCTACCGCATATCTAGCTTCTTCCTCCAATTCTTTCTCAATTTGCCTAATCTCGTCTTCTGAGTCGACTGTTGTTTTGCCTTTCTGAGCCATATCTAAGTATTATACCTTAAAATAATATTGTATTAGTTTATTCCTAGAATATTCTAAATGATGTTGTATTTAACTACGACTATGACATACTGCTTTAGTACGTTCTAGGTTTATATAAGTGTTTTGCTATAAAGATACACAATATTATATAGTATAAATCACCAAAAGTCAACCCCAGTTTAGCATTGATTATCGAATTGTGCCCGAAATCTGTCGTGGTGTGTCGTGGAATGTTGAAAAAATAATAATTTTACCTGTGCATAGGTTTCGCTCGTGGTGGAAAACTTGGAAGGGGTGGCCCGCCTTCGCATATACCCGTACTTTCCTTGTGGATATTCAAGGGGCGGGATTGCCTCGGATATTTTCGGAATTATTCCGAGTTTGTTTTCAGTTCGGAGGGATAAAGCCCCGATTCATATAATAAGAAACATAAACAAAGTTTTATTATTTGTTTGACATTTGAATACTAACCGTGCTAACATTCTTTCAACGGTCGCAATTTCGCGAGCGTATAAACAAGGAAAATACAATGACTATACAAACAAAACAAAAGCAAACAACTAAGCAAAAGACTAAGTCTTCTATGGCTGACTTAAACTTAAGGCCTTCCGTTGAAGTGGTAAGCGGTAACGCTAGCAATCCCTTCAATTCAATATCGGAAACTATCCACGATATTAAAAACTGTAAGCAATCAATTCAAGACTTGCACAAGGAAGGAAAAAAGCTAGTCAAAAACAACGGGACTTATGAAGCGTTGTTAATGTCTATTCTATTTACTGACTTAAAAGAGTCTAAGACTGGAATTGCAGACATTACAGACTATGCAATAAGACTTAAGAATACAGAAGGCTATGCCAAAGGAACGGTTGAATTTAAAATGCTAGATACTCTCAGACAGCAAGTATCAAATGTCTATAAGAAAATGGCTAAAAATGAAGACTCTCCAATAACTAAGGAAGACCAAAAAAGCCTTGTGAATGTCGGCTCTAAACTAACTGGTGAGAATTGCATACCAAAGTTTAAATTGACATACGAGCCACTAACAGAAGCCGAGAAGGTTCAAAAAGAGAAGGCGGAGAAGGAAGCCGAGGAAAGCAAAAAAGACGCGGAATACCGCGACCATAAAAAATGGTTTATGGGACTTAGTAGAAAAGACCTAGACCAATTACTTAAGGAACGCGAGGAGCGTTTTGGGAAGACTGGCGAAGCGGTCCAACCCGCTAAGTAATAACCAACTAAGAAGCCCCGCTTAATCGCGGGGTTTTTTTTCGCCTATTGAAAATTATCTTGCTCCCTGGTGGCTGCCTGATCCTAGAAGCCGAGCCCCATAAATACCTCTATTTTTAATCTTTATTGCTTACCCCTTCCTATCCCCTTCCTATTGACTAAATCGCCTTAAAATGGCATAATATTACTATGAATAGAGGCATATTCTTTATTCTATTTTCGGAATTATTCCGAGAATCTTATTAACTAATAAAAGGGACAATATGAATAGAAAACAAACTTTTAGAGTCTTAAACAGACGCACCAAAATCAAATCAATTATCAATGAGAATGGCGGTAAGTTTTTCACCGTCAAATTTCATAAAGTTGATGGTTCAATTCGGAAAATGAATTGCAGAATCGGTGTTAAAAAATGGTTAAAAGGTGGTGAATTATCGTATCGACCAGAGGATAAGCCCAATTTACGGGTTGTATTTGATGTTCAAGCGAATGACTACCGAACAATCAATTTAGATAAAGTTTTTTACATCAAGGCGGGTGGTAAACGTGCTGATGTGTTTTTAACAGAACAACTAATGGAGGGTGTTTAATATGTTAGATACTATTATTATGTTTTTAGTATTCACAATCTTAGTTATTGGATTAGCTGGTATGTGGATTTTTGCAACAACAATGCGAATGGATTACAAAGATAAGCAAGGTAATTACATCGTTAAAAAGTAGTTAGAAAAACTAAGGGCTGCCTGATCGGTAGCCTTTACTCTTTTTAACTAGGAAGGAAACAATATGGATATACAAAACAATTTATTGTTAGTGCCATTCAAAACGCTGAAGGCAGCCAAAGATTATGTCGAGGGATTTTCAGACCCAAAGAAAATGCCAGGATGGAGTTATGGATTGCCTATAGATATGTGCAAAACTGGGATGATACTTAAAAAGATACCTAATTCTGTATGCTCTATATGTTATGCGGGTAAGGGATTTTATACGGTGTACCCCGAAGTAGTAAGAGCACAATTCAGACGTCTTAATAGTATTGATAAGCCACAGTGGGTTGAAGCAATGATATTTGTAATGACTCACGCTAAAGCAATACTAAGGGATAAAGTTTTTAGATGGCACGATGCTGGTGATATACAAAGTGTTGAGCATTTGGATAAGATTGTGCAGATTGCAGAAGCTACTCCTGATATTCAATACTGGCTGCCAACTAAAGAGAGTAACTGGGTGCAGAATTACGATAAGCCTATCCCTAAAAATCTAGTGATCAGGCTGAGTGGTAGTTTTGTAGATGGTAAACCACCAAAGTATGCACACACTAGCACAGTCGTTACTAACGAGGATGATGCAACTTGCAGAGCCTTTGAAAACAACAACGAGTGTGGTGAATGTAGACAATGCTGGGATAGTAGTGTAAAAAATATAAGTTACTTTAAACATTAAGGAGGATATATGACTATTGATAAGTTTACAGATGGACAATTAGATTCTGTTGTTTACGCATATGAAAATGAGTTGATTCATATCTATCAAGTTGAAGATATGTTAGATTACATTTGTGTAGATTGGAATGATTTTGTTCGTAAGCTAACTGTTAGTGATTGCACGATTGAAGCGTTGCAATTTATGCAGCAAAACGGTTACGAGTTAGAAAAAGAAGAAAAGAATGTAAGTGTTATGGATGAGTACAGAGATAAGGCTGTAAGTCCAGGCGATTTTTTGTCTGAGTAGTTGTAAAAACTAAGGGATATTCGGAATAGTTCCGAGTATCCTTTACTCTTTATAACTAGGAAGGAGTAAGTATGGATAAAGATAACAATCTAGGCATTAACGTGCTAAGTCTGTTTGATGGTTCGAGCTGCGGTCAAGTAGCCCTTGAACGATCAGGGATTAAGGTCAACAAATACTTTGCATCTGAGGTAGACCCTTGGGCCGAAAAGATTACGCTCAAGAATTACCCCGATACTGTATGTGTTGGTGATGTTAATTTTGTAAGCGGGATGTTGCTACCAGACATAGACTTAGTTCTTGCGGGTTCACCTTGTCAAGGATTTAGTTTTGCGGGTAAGCAATTAGCTTTTGATGACCCTAGGTCAGCACTATTCTTTGAGTTTCTCAGAGTCCTGGAGGAGTGTCGCAGATACAATCCTAATGTTAAATTCTTATTAGAAAATGTAAGGATGAAGCAAGAGTATCAAGACATCATCAGCAAGTATCTAGGTGTAGAACCAGTAGCGATAAACTCGTCACTTGTATCAGCACAAAACAGATACCGTTTGTACTGGGCTAACTGGGATATAACTCAGCCCGATGACAAAGGTATAGTCTTGAAGGATATACTTGTTGAGGGATACGGTGATAGTGTAGCTGACCAAGGCACAACGGTTAAGCAGACAAATGTGGATAAGGCTGCTTGTCTATTGGCTAGAGATTACAAGGGATTTGGCAACCAAGCTATGACTGGTGTCAGAACTTGTGAACTCAGAGAGTATGACAAGGATGAGGAATGTCACCACGTTGGCACTGCACTAGACATTAATGGACACGACATACTCAAGCGTGTATATTCGGATACGGGTAAGAGTCCAACTCTGAATACTATGGGTGGCGGTAATCGTGAGCCTAAAGTATTGACTAGTGTGGATAAAGGAACGTATCGCCCACTGTTACCATTAGAGATGGAGCGATTACAAACACTGCCCGATAACTATACGGATGGTGTAAGCAATACCCAACGCAAGAAGATGTTGGGCAACGGATGGACTGTCGATGTGATAGTCCACATACTAAAACAAGGAGGATTTGCGTGAGCAAGAAAAAAGATAAGATAATAGATAAGCTAGCTGCTAGAGTTAGTGATTTGGAGGATGAGATTTCTCGTGACTTAGAACTCGTGGATATCAAGTATCTAGAGAGTGAGATTGCTAGATTAAAGCAAGAGGTACACGAGAGAGAGTTGGATAGAAGAAAGTTTCTCTGTATATTAGAAGATATGGATGACTTCTTGACAAGAAGTCTGATACCAAAACTTTTTATAAATAAACAAGCATCCAAGCACTACGCTTTTGATAGACCGATTCAAGGATATGAAGAGCTAGCTGCAGACACGTTTATGATGAAAAAATGGGTGATTGATGGCAAAGAACCTAGACCTTATCAAGAGCGTCAAGGATACACTAAGATTAATGAGTACCCAGAGAAGGGTTCATACAAATGGGAGGAATAATATATGAGTAAAGAAAGACACACGACTGTGGATTGTGTTGAGCACATCTACAAGTTGCAAGATAGAAACGATGAGCTGCGAGATACACTTGTGTTTGTATTAAGAACACTGGATGATAAGTTCTATCACGAGATACAAAACAAGGATACGCCAATAGGTGAGATCAGGCATCGTGTTGACCAGACGTTAAACTATCCGAGGTATGGTGATGTCTAAGCGATACATTGGATGGAATCGTAGGATTAAGAAAAGAAAGTTAAGTCGAACACAACGTAGAAAAGATAGGAGGGATAATGAAAAAGTGGCAAGACGATGAAGTCAAGGTAGCATATGGGATACAGATAAACCCAAGCTACTTGGATGGTACTTATTCAAACGGTGGTAAGATAAAGGATAGGTACGGTAAGACTATGAACTACAGTGATGTGGCCAGACTCAATAAATTTAGGAACGAGGCTAGAGCACAGTGGCGATTGGATAATGAAAATACCATAAAAGATAAGGAGGTCAAGTAATGACAATGCGTGATTGGTCTGGAGATGCCACTAAAATCTTCAAAGGTAAGACAGTTAGGAAGATAGAATATCTAACGGATGATGAGATGAATCATATGGGATGGTACAGTAGAGCACCAGTCATAGTATTCACTGATGGGTCCTGGATAATAGCAAGCAGTGATGATGAGGGCAACGAGGCTGGTGCACTCTTTACATCTGCTCCGAAAATGAATGTGATACCAAAAAACGGGAGGTAGTATGATTACATTTGATAGGTATGCATTAGAAGCAGTCATCGATGAAAGAATCGAGGATGCTTTTGATTTTGGCAGCGTATATGGTAAAGACTTATTTGATAAGGAAGGCAAGGTTGGATACCACAATACTGGATTCCAACCAGGACACCTGATCGATGTACTACAAAGCCAACAGAATCAGATAACAGAGCTTGAAGATAAGATAACTAATCTGTATAATGAGATTAATAATTTATATAAAACTAAGGAGGAAAGAAGTGAGTGAAAAAACTTTTGAAGTACACATACAGTCAACTGTATCGTATGACTTTAAGGTGGATATTGAAGCTGATGATATGGATGAAGCAGAAGCGATAGCCGATAGCGAATATTGGAATGACCAATACCACCAGGAAGCAAGGAATTCTCAACTGCACGATGAGTTTGAGATAGTGAGCGTCACTGAGATTGTACCGAAAGATGACAGTCTTGATGACGATGATGATTACCCACCAAGGGAGGATTAATATGGGAGTATTTAAACAAATGATGATAGATAAAATGGATGAGCTGCACGGTGGTGACATAGAAGGACTCACCGAGCAAGACATCATTGATGCTATGGTCGATGAGTATATGCGTTCAGAGGAGTATCACAAGGAGCATATGGATCAGGAAAAAAAGATAGCAAATAGCTTGACAAGTTCTGATTCATCAGCTAAAATTTAATTACTTTATATCTCCTAAATATAAAAGTACAAACTAAGACAGTCTAGGGATGAGTTGTAATAATCATTATGACAACACTAACCTAGACAGTCTTAGTTATCTTAGTCTTACTAAGAGTACACTGGTTTTCCTTCCTTATTTTCCAGTGTACCCTTAGTAGGATTGCCTACTAGTGAGGACCTACGGGTCATAATGTTAATGATAGAGGAGTTAAATATATGAGTGCTTTAAGTTTAGCTGGAAAGGTGGTATTCAACCACGTTACAAAGCCCGATGTTTACGAGGGTGTAGAGAAATATTCTTTGACAGTTGCATTGGATAAGGATAGTGCGAAACTTGCTGAGTTAGCTGGACTCAAGACTAACGATTACGAAGGTGCTAAACAGATTACCTGTAAACGTAAGATTGATTTCGGTGCACCTAAAGTTTACAACAAGGACAAGGATGAGGTAGGTGTTAGTCACTTATCATTATTCGGTGACGATATTGTAATGAAGGTGAAGCCTGGTAAGGGGAAATGGAATGCGTTTGCTTATTTGGAGGCGGTTCGAGTTGAAGAGAAGGCAGCGGGTGTTGAAGACATCGACCAGTCTGACTTCTAACTAACGACAGGCAATGTTAGTGGGGCAGCTACGAGGGTGGCTGCCTTTTTTATTTAAAATGGGAGGAGATATGAGTAAAGGTAACATACTTTTAAGGAAAGAACAGTGTCCGACTTGTGCATCAAGAGGCAAGGACACAAGTAAGGATAACTTGGCTGTCTATTCTGATGGTCAGACCCACTGTTTTTCTTGCGGTACTCACAAAGGAGGAGGCAAGGAGGCACTAGGTGGGGTAAAAGTAAAAGGGATAGATGATAGCTGGCTTGCAGACTATCGAGGTGAGTTCTTTAGCTTGCCTGATCGTAAGCTAAGAGCTGAGACACTAGAGAAGTTTAAAGTCAAGGCAGAGAAAGACAAGGAAGGTAACATAATTAAGCATCACTACCCATTCCACAACAGTAAAGGTGAGATGGTAGGGATGAAGACAAGGATAGTACAGAGCAAGAAGTTCTTTGGCAGTGGTGACACTGGAAAGACTAACGCTTTGTTTGGTCAGAATTTATTTGCCCCAGGCGGTAAGTACATAACCGTATGTGAGGGTGAGTTAGATGCGATGGCAGCATATGAGATGCTCGGCTCTAAGTGGTCGTGTGTCAGTGTAACCAACGGTGCTAACTGCATAGATAATATCAAAGCTAATATGCAATACCTCGATTCTTTCGAGACAGTTGTCATCGCCTTTGATAATGATGAAGCGGGCAGAGATGCAGCGAAGATGATTGCACCTATACTTGGGCCTAACAAATGCAAGATAGTTACATTCGCGAAGCATAAGGATGCTTGTGATTACCTAATCAATAATGATGGTAAAGAATTTATGCACGAGTGGTGGGAAGCAAAGCCATACACCGTGTCTGGTGTTGCTAGTCTGGAGGATATGCGTAATGCTATGCTCCAATACAGAGACACCGAGCTGATACCTTTGCCCGATTCGTTTGGTAATCTAAATGAGATGATGCGTGGTGGTGTCGCTCGTGGTGAGCTGGTCTCTATCATTGCACATACATCTATAGGTAAGACAACAATACTCAATGAGTTAATCTACCATTTCTCTACCAATACAAATGAGAAGATAGGTTGCTTTATGGTTGAGGATAATATAGATGAGACGATCAGGAAAGTTGTCAGCGTGCACACTGGTGAGAATATGCAGTTGACTAAGCCTAACGATTTGAATGTTGATAGGATTATGGATGATGCTATTGACATAGGCTTTGCGTCTAAGATACAGCTACACGATGATGGTGGTGGTAGCATAGACCTTGAAGAAATGTTTAGTAAGATTAGATATTTTATTAAGGGACTGGGTTGTTCTGTTATACTGGTTGACCCACTCCATACAGCTATTAAGAATTTATCTAATGAGAACATCGAGGAAGTAATGGATAGATTCATCAAGTTATGTAAAGAGACCAAGGCCACTGTGATACTGAGCACACATACAAGGAAGCCCGATGATGGCAGCCACCCACATAAGATTAGTGAGTATGATGTTAAAGGTAGTGGTGCTATACCACAAGCGTGCCACACCAATATACTATTCTCAAGGGACAAGCTGGCCGAGGATGACTACGAGAGAAATGCAACCCGCATTCGTGTGCCCAAGATGAGAAGAACTGGTCAGACTGGTGAGGCTGGATGGGCATACTTCAATGGCAAGACTGGAAGATTAGAGAAGGGGCACGCACCACACACTGGAGATGATGATGCGGACTTTTAGTTGTGACATAGAAACGGATGGCATAGACGCTACTGTTGTATGGTGTGTTGTTGTCCACAATATAGAAACAGACCAAGCTATAACCTTTGCTGGTGACTGCTTGAATCTATTTAAACCTTGGCTTGAGTCAGAGGTAGACTGCCTGATCTTTCATAATGGAATAGCATTTGATGTTCCAGTGTTAAAGAGATTGCTTGACATAGATTTTAGTGGCATCCAGATAGAGGACACGATGGTGATGAGCCAGTTATACAAACCTAGGCTAGACGGTGGTCATTCACTTGCAGCCTGGGGAGATAGGCTTGGGTTTGAGAAGGGAGACCACAGTGACTGGTCCAAGATGTCAGATGAGATGTTGGAGTATTGCATTAGAGATACCAAGGTTACTACTAAGGTATACAAGTATCTGCTGTCCAGTGACTTGAGCCAGGATGCTAAAGACTTGGAGTATGAAACCAAGAAACATTGCTCACTGCAAGAGAGAACTGGATGGTTCTTTGATATTAAAGGTGCTATAGATTTATTAGTTGACATCAATGATGACTTGAGACTTGCAGAGGAGGAGGTACATAAGACTTTTGTACCACTACCAGTGTGGCAGAGCAAGACACCAGTCAAGAATAGATTTACCAAGGGAGGACAGAGAACTAAGCACTATCAAACAGAGGTAGACTTGCAGTGTCATACTAATGATGATGGTGACTATGGATACTGGACTTATCCAGAACTAAATCTGGGCAGTAGACAGCAAGTAGGCAGACACCTTATGCACTATGGATGGAAGCCTTCTGTATTTACTGAGACTGGACTACCAAAGGTTGATGAGTCAACACTCAAAGATGTGGACATACCCGAAGCTAAGATTATAGCTAGGTATCTTATGCTGCAGAAAAGGCAGAGCCAAGTTAGTAGTTGGGTTGATGAGTACAACTACGATACTAGAAGAATACACAGCAGAGTCCACACTATGGGCACTGTCACACACCGTATGTCTAGCAGTAACCCTAACTTACAGCAAGTAACTGCAAGCAACAAGGAGTATGGTGAGCGGATGCGTGGCTTGTTTACTGTTCCAGATGACAAGGTAATTGTTGGAGCTGATTTATCTGGACTTGAGCTTAGATGTTTAGCACATTATATGAAAGACCCAGGGTATACTGAAGAGATATTAAGTGGTGACATACACACAGCTAACCAAAAGGCTGCGGGTCTGAGCACCAGAGATGAGTCAAAGCGTTTCATCTATGCCTACCTATATGGTGGCGGTGATGAGTTGATAGGGAAGATATGTGGTGGTGGTATGAAGTTAGGCAGAAAGATTAAACAGCAGTTCTTATCTAACACCCCAGCGTTGGCTGTGCTTAGAAAGAAGATAGAGCACGCGTCAAAGAAGGGCTGGATCAGGACACTTGATGGTCGTAGAGTCTATGTTCGTAGCCCACACTCAGCACTTAACTTCTTATTACAAAGTGCTGGCTCTATCATAGCTAAGAGAGCTTGGGTTATCTTCCATTCATTAGCACAGCAGTTTGATTACAAACAGCTGGGTGTGATACACGATGAGATACAGATAGAGTGTGACCCTATGGATGCAGAGGTTATTGGCAAGCTAGTTGTCCAGGCTATGGAAGAGACAACAGAATACTACAAACTAAACTGTCCAATTACTGGCGAGTACAAGGTTGGAAAGAGCTGGAATGAAACACACTAAACTCGGAATAATTCCGAAAACATATTTTAATAAGAGAGGAGTAGACGATGAAGTCTATAGATACAGTAGTACAAGACGTATATGATTTGATGCAGTCAAAGAAATATGCTGGAGACTTAAGCTCGATAGCTATGCAAGCTGGTCGAGAGGTAGAGGAGGCAATCAAAGAAGCCTTCTCACCAAGAGAAGACAATCGCGGTTTGCGGATGTCAGCCCTAGGCAGATGTGAAAGGGCACAGTGGTACAACTACCACGGTTACAAACAAGAAGAGATAAGCGGTGAGGTTTACCTTACCTTCTTGCAAGGTCACATACTAGAAGCAGTCCTGATCGCTTTGCTTAAGCTGTCTGGACACACAGTAGAAGACCAGCAGAAGAAGCATACCTTGGAAGGTGTCAACGGTAGCCAGGATTGTACAATTGATGGTGAGCTAGTGGATATTAAGACAGCAAGTGCTTGGTCCTGGGACAATAAGTTTCAAGAGACTGGGCTCACTGATGATACCTTTGGCTACATCAAACAGCTATCTGCCTACGGTAAAGCAGACAAGAGAAAGAAAGGATACTTCCTAGCTTTCAATAAGAACAAGTCAACACTTAAGCTGTGTGAACAACCATTGGAACAAGACATAGATACATTTGTTGTTGACTTAAAAGCCAAGATGGAATCAGACACACCACCTATGCGGTTAGCTAACGCTACAACTTGGAACAAAGCCAAGACAGAAGAGAAGCTATGTATGACGTGTGCATTCTGTGGGTTCAAGGAAGATTGCTTTGGTAGTCTGGAAGCAAGACCTATTCCATCTGGTAAGATAACTAACTATTATGTTACTAGTGGAGCTGACTTTTGATAACAAAACAATTACCAGAGTTAAAGGCATACATCTCTGCAACGTATGATGTGTGTCTAATCTGTGATGAACTAGAGATTGAACCCGAAGAACTATTAGATGCTTTTGAAAAGAGACTAATAGAAAAGCAAGATAGATTTTTGGAGGAATTTGAGGAGAGTTATTAGTGGACTACATAAGTCTAAGCGTAGCTTTCATACTGTTTGGTGCTGTAGGTATTTACTTTACACACAAGCAAGCATATGAAAAAGGAATTACCGATGCTGTGTTGATGCACAGGACTGGTCGATTAAAATATAGAGACTATCTAGATGACAACGGTGAACGTATGGTGGACATAGAGATAGAACCAATTGATGAAGGAGATGACAAGTGAATACACTACCAAATGATTACCAAAACTTTATAGCACTAAGCAGATATGCAAGGTGGCTGCCTGAAAATAATAGGCGAGAGACGTGGAAAGAAACTGTAGCTAGGTACTTTGACTTTATGGAAGAGCACCTAAAAGAAAATACTGAGGGCGAGCTAACCCCTAAGACTAGGAAACTTCTTGAAGAAGCTGTGCTTAACCTAGATGTTATGCCTAGTATGAGAGCACTGATGACTGCTGGTAAGGCATTGAAAGATAACAACATAGCTGGATACAACTGTGCTTATCTTAGTGTTGACCACCCTAAAGCATTTGATGAATGCTTGTATGTGCTTATGCACGGTACTGGTGTAGGGTTTAGCGTAGAGAGACAGCATACCAACAAGTTACCAGAAGTACCAGAAGAAATGATTGATGTTGATGACATTGTAGTAGTGCAAGACAGCAAGGAAGGATGGCAGTCTGCATTCAGAAAACTAATTAACTATTTGTATAACGGTGAGATGCCTAAGTGGGACTTCTCTAGGGTAAGACCTAAAGGTGCCAGGCTATCTACGTTTGGTGGCAGAGCTAGTGGACCAGAGCCACTACTAGATTTATTTAACTTTGCTACTAATCTATTTAAAGATGCAGTAGGTCGTAAGCTAACCAGCTATGAGTGCCATCGTATGATGTGTAAGATAGCAGAGGTAGTTGTAGTGGGTGGTGTTAGACGTAGTGCCCTGATCTCACTATCTAATCTAACTGATGAGCGTATGCGTAATGCTAAGTCTGGTCAGTGGTGGTCTGATACACCAGAGATGGCACTAAGTAACAACAGTGTGTGCTACACAGAGAAGCCAGACATAGGAATCTTTATGAAAGAATGGCTGTCGCTGTATGAGTCTAAGTCTGGTGAGCGTGGTATCTTTAATAGAGAAGCAGCCAAGAAACAAGTAGCCTCTATTGGTAGACGTGATGTTGAGCACGACTTTGGATGCAATCCTTGTAGTGAAATCATCCTAAGAGATGGACAGTTCTGTAATCTAACTGAGGTAGTGGTGAGAGCAGAGGACAAACAAGAGGACATTTTAAGAAAGGTAAGGCTAGCTACCATACTAGGTACGTTCCAAGCGTCACTGACAAATATCAAACGATTAAGGCCTAAATGGATACACAATACAGAAGAAGAATCTCTCTTGGGAGTCTCATTAACTGGTATAATGGACAACTCTTTTATTAATGGAAGTGCAAGCAGAGGACACCACGGTAAAAAGTCTTTGCCTGACTTCTTGATTGAACTCAAAAAGCAGACAGTAATTACTAACAAGAAATGGTCTGCTGCATTAGGCATTAACCAGGCTACTGCAACCACAGCAATTAAACCTAGTGGTACAGTCAGCCAGTTAGTTGACAGTGCTAGTGGCATACACACTAGACACAACGACTATTACTTTAGAAGAGTAAGAGCAGATGCCAAAGACCCAATAGCACAACTTATGGAAGATCAGGGCATCCCTTGTGAGGCTGATGTTATGAAACCTAATAGTGTTAAGGTCTTTACATTCCCTATGAAAGCACCCAAAGGTGCAGTAACTAGGAACGAGAGAAGTGCTATCGAACAGCTAGAACTGTGGCTTACATATCAAAGGTACTATTGTGAGCACAAGCCTAGTGTAACCATTAGTGTTAGAGAACACGAGTGGATGGAAGTAGGTGCGTGGGTGTATAAACATTTCGATGAGGTCAGTGGTGTTAGTTTCCTACCACACTCAGACCACACATACCAACAAGCACCTTATGAAGATTGTACTAAAGAGCAGTACACAGAGCTGGCTAAGAAAATGCCAAGGTCTGTAGACTGGGACTTGATTAGTAAGTATGAATTAACAGACTCAACAGTGGGTACTAAGACACTAGCCTGTACTGGTAGTGTATGTGAATTAGTAGACTTAGTTGAGGAAGAGAGAGATGTAGAATGATAGAAGGAATACTACTAATCATAGCTTTACAATTAATCGTATTGAAAATAGCGGGGGAAATATGAAAGAAAAAATAGATATGCTTTTGCAATATGTTTTTATAGTTGCAACAATAGTTTCTACGAGTTGTCTAATCTATGTAGTTATGTGGCTAGATGCTCTTAGGAAAGGGTGGCTTGTATAGCCAATTAAAATAATAAAGGAGTTAATATGTTAGAGAAAATAAAGAACGGTGCTGATGGTGCAATAGATGTTGGCATCAAGTTAATCAGCCTATCAATTATATTGCAAGTTATCTTTGGACCAAAGGTAGCCTTCCTAACTGGAGATGTAATTGGTTCTATACTAGGTATAGTATGGACTTTAGGAAACGGTGGACTAGCAGGCATCATCGCTGCTGTTATTATCTGGAGGCTACTTGACAAAGACATAGTCAATGAGCTCAAGGACTAAGCCTAAAAACTCTGGCGGTCTTGTTCAAATGGACAGGACTGCTAGACTCTACCAAGAACTCAAGAAAAAGAAAACAACCAAGCCGAGGGAACTATGGAAAAGGGACTGGACAAAATAAACCCTTCACATTATCAGAAGGGAAAGATAGAAGTAATAGATTTTATATTAGACCAAAAGATGAGCTACCTAACTGCAAGTGCGTGTAAGTATTTGTGTCGCTGGGAGCACAAACATCTTGGTGAAGGTAGACTAGATGACCTAAGAAAGGCACGCTGGTTTATTGAGAAACAAATAGAAGAGATACTCAAAGAAGAGGACATCAAATGATAAGCAAGGGTATCTTGCCTATGCCTACATATTCTAAGGGCAGAGGAGACAAGAAGAAAACAAACTTGCTTAGTCTTAATGTCTTCATACACTTACATCCTTTTGCCAAAGGCAAGTGCAAGGATGATTACTATGAAGTAGTCAAAGAGTTTGTAAAGACCCTGCCTAAGTACAAGAAGATAACACCTTCATACACACTGTACTTCAAGAACAAAAGAAAAAAAGATTTAGACAACTACACGTTTCCTATGCACAAGTTTCTTATGGATGCATTAGTTAAAGGTGGAGTAATAAAAGATGATGATTATGATTATGTTGGTGAAATCAATACTAAGTTTGGTGGCATAGAAGATGACAACTATGTTGTTGTTGAGATAAAAGGAGAAGAACTATGACTCAAGAAGAATTGCAGTGGATAGCTGTTGATAAGCTAGGCACATCAATTACAGCAACTACAGATGAGTTCTGTACATTTGATGGGTATAGTGATGAGTATGTAATTGAGTTTAAGTGCAGAAGAAAGCACTACGACACACAACTAATAGAACACAAGAAATATAAAGCCAACCTAGATCAGGCTGACGAAAGCGGAAAGGAATTTTTATACATAATATCTACACCAGAGGGTGAGTATGTATTTAATATAAGCAAGCTAAGAGAAAAAGATTATGACTTTGGCTGGGAAGATAGACGTATGCCATCAAAGACTGACTTCGGTGGACAGCAATACATAAACAAAAGAGTAGGGTATATAAATGTAAGTCTAACTAGCTAGTTGGTCCAAGAAAGATTTTCTGCTGAAGTCTTTACTCATTTCAAACGCTCTTCTATTTTTTTCTATCTCTTCATCTAGCTTGGCTCTTCTTTCAGAAGCAGATATTACACCAGCTTTTTGTTGCTCTCTAAGTCTTCTAAGCATTTTTTCTGTAACTGCATCACCTTTTCTTGTAGCAATTGAATCACCATATGCAATTGGCATATTCCTAACTTGAGATTCTTGTTTAGAAAATTGCCTAGATATGAGTTGATTTATTTTCATATCTAATGCTGGGTCATTAGCAACCTCTTTTACTTTTTCATTAAATTCATTGTATCCAGGTACTATGTTAGTTCCACAAGCCATTAGTCATCCACTCCAAATAAATTCTGTGCTGGTTTAAATCCTACACCAGCAGCACCAAGAGAACCATCAAGGCTCTTAGCAAACCAATCTCCTAGATTGCCAAATACACTGACATCTTCTAAGCCATCTTCATCAGCAGTCCACACTGGTGTTATTACATCAGCGTATAGAGTATCGATTGCACCTATAGCAGTACCACCTAATGAAGTCACAGCACCATCAGCAAATCTACCAGCACCAAGTATCATACCTGGAGCACCAGTAAGTCCCATCCTATCTAAAGTCTCTTTAAATGACGGGTCTTCAAAGTCTTGTCCTTTGATTGCATCCTTAAGCATCTCACCTGTGTATACAGCAGCGTAACCAAATGCAATAGCACCTATCACACCAACAGCAGCTCCATAGTCTGGAGTACACTGCTTTGGGTTCAGCTTTCTAAGTAGTCTCTTGACTACTGTATTACCAAACACAACTGGGAATGTCTTGAGCTGTGCAATGATAGCCATCCTAGGGTCTGACATCCATAATGGTTTGTTACTAGCTCTCGGGTGTACCACAACATCATCAACTACCTTCTGCATCCAAGGTATAAGTAAGTCTCTTACAGTAACATCAAGCTCTCTTACATCTTCCTTTTTCTTTTTCTTCTTGTTAGCTGGTGATACTTGTCTTGTTTCTCTCTTGACTACTGTATCTAGAACGTCATCTCTTGTTATGTCTATCTTAACTTTTCCATCAGCACCTCTAAATGCATTAGCGATCAGGCTGAAATCTTGTCTAGTCAATCCATTTTCTTTTAGTTCGTTGTCAAGTCTACGCTGGTCTATGTCTTTTAAATCTCCAGCTATGATGCTGTTAGCCTTGTGGTTTAAGTTAGCCATCCACGCTTGTGCAGCCCAGTTCCTATTGAAGTTAGTAAACTGCGTAAGCATACCACCCAGTGGTGTTCTAAAGTAAATGCTAAGTACCTTGTTGGTATCTGTTGCAAATATTTGGTCTAGCCTTTCATTAACCCTTGGGTCTAGGTTAAATCCTAATGTAGCCATAGCTGTTGCACTTTCACCAGGCTCTATGTATTTACCAGACATACCCTTTCTTGTACCATCTATTGCATACTTAAATGCTTTAGGTAGTGTAGCTAGCATATTACCAAAGCCAGCTCTCTCACCTATCCAAGCAAGCTCTGATAGTGACGATAGTGTTGCTAAACCTAAGTGAGTTATAGCACCTACAGTAGTAGCAACTTTAGACGCGGCCAAAGCATTCGGGTTTGCATCCTTCTTGTATATGTTATGTGATGCATCATACAAGTCGTAGGCTCTGTCTACTTCTTGTTGTGTAATCTCTCCAGCTCTTTGCAATTTGCCCAGCTCTGATTTTAATTTAGACGCATCCTTACCAAAGATGTTAGCTGATGCAACACGAGTTGCTGCATTCTGTAAGTAGTTAGTAAGAACCTTCTCTATGTTCTGCTCTCTAAAGTTAAGCCCTTCTTTGTCTGCTAGTGAATCTAAGTTTGACCAGGCCTCACTTCTGGACTGCTCAAAAGACCTCTTTGTTTGTCCTTCAAATGCTGGGTCATCTGGTCTGTCTATCCTAACTGATGGGTCATAGCCATTAACAATACCATCAGCAATCTCAGCAGCTTCTTTTGTACTAATCTCTTTTACCTTGCCACCTTTACTGGCAACTGCTTGCTTACTGGATTCAACTAAGAGTCTAATGAAATCATCTTTGTTGGCCTTAACTGCCTCTTTGCTAATTGGGTTAGTCAAGTAATCTTCTACTGCTTGTGACTCAGCTAACAAACCGTTGTCTACCATATCTCTTCTTACAAGCTCTATGGTTTCTTTGATAGTTTTTATGTCACTCTCTAGCTGTGCTGTGTTGCCTTGAAATTCTTTAGGCAAGTTTGCCTTTGGTCTCTTTGGGTCTATTCTATGCAACAAGTATGCACTCATCTCTGGACTAATGTCCTTGCCTATCTGACCAATAAACATCTTCTTGTCTGAGTATCTATTAACAATGTTGATTACATTCTTAAGATACTGACCACTCTTTCTTTCTTTCAAGTTAAAGAAGTTATCTCTTACACCTTGCTCACCAGTTCCAGTCTCTGTTGCTTGGAACATTTGTAGTATTCTATTAGCACCTTGATATGCAGCACCAGATTGAGCTCTATTTCTTAGCTTAAGCAGTGGGTCTGTTCCTTTAAATGCTATAGCACTTGTTAGTTGTTGTGCTGACTCTTTAACATCAACACCAGTAAGACTTTTAAGTGCCTTGTTTCCTTTGTCTGCAAGTAACTTAAACTCTGACTCATAGCCCTTGCCTTCTGGTAGTTTAATTTGTCCCTTGACTGCATCTAAAGTGTCTGGTGCATTAGCTAGCAAGTCTCTGTTGTAATTTTTAACCAACCTTCTTGCAGTAGATAAGTCTCTGTTTTGCTCTCTGCCCACACCAACTGCTGCTGGAGTAGACGCGGCACCAGCTATAGGACCAGCAATAACAGCTTCTTCCATCAGCTCTTGCAGTCCTTCAGATGTTTGTAATTTTCCAGGGTCTTGGCTTGTTGCTATCTGCAGGCCTTTTTGCCCAGCCTCAGTAGCCATCTCTGTGCCTACAATACCAGCACCAAACTTACCACCTTTGTATATTTGTTTAGCTAGCTTGTCTCTATTTGTATTGACAAGTTTAACTAAAGAATCTTTTGTTGCATTAACACCACCATTACCAAGAGCTTTAGTTAGCAACTTAGATGTTTCAGTTGCACCTCTCCTTGGTGCGATCAGGTCTAGATAAGTTACACCCATACCTACAGTTGCAGCCCAGCTTTTCTCTGTTGGTGTCAGCTCTCTGCCAGCAGCAGCCTCGTGCTCTGCAAGTGTGTCTGCAAAGTTCATATTGTATGTAGTGGCCGCAGTGCCCCAGTTAATAGCAGTACCTAGTAGTTTGGTTACTGGTGTTGGTATTGCTTTCATAGTATTACCAATAGCAAACCCAAGCATAGGGGCTATGGTATTCATAGAGTTTAGTGCAGCTTTTTCTTTCCACCATTCAACTGGCCTCTCAGACTCAAGTAATCTACCAGGATATTTAGATTCAAATCCACCTAGCTTTCTTTCTTGCTCGGAAGCAAACGCATCAATAGATGGTGTATCTATACCTAATATATCACCAAATGCTGAAGCACCTTCCCCTTGCATCTGTAGATACTGGGGCATAGATGCCTGCATAGCACTAAGTCTTCTTAGTCTCTCCTCTTCTATCTCTTGTGTTATTGCCATTTATGCAATTCCTAATTCTTCACCTACTTGTTTAACAGCTTCGGCTCTTAGTTGCTCTTCTCCTAAATTCATATAGTCAGGGTCTTGAGCCAACTCTGTTAATCTTACAGCAGCCAAGCTAGATATTCTCTTAAGCTCATCATCATTCTTATCATCAAATGGCAACCAAGTGCCACCGTATGCATCCTTGACTAAATCAAACATACCATCAGCCAAGTTGTTTACAGTAGGCTTACCATACTGGGACTTTAAAGTGGCCTGTGCTTTTGCCAATGCTGTTGCATTATCCATCACACCCTTCTCTATCGCTGCAAATTGTTTTCCAGGTTCTGTCAGATTCTTTCTTTGATTGGGTGTTGAGCCATAGTAATTCATAAGAGTAGCTAGTTTGCTAAGTCTATTGTATCCTGGAGGTCCGCCTGGAATTAAAGGGTCAGTCAAGAACCCAGGTTTCTTTAGGTTCTCCATAATTTTTTCCATAGGGTTAAGACCAGCTACTCTCTCAGCCTCTGCTTTAGTAGCAGCTTCTGTTGCATTTCTCCCAGCAAGTGCTTTAGTGTTGTCCTCAATAGCTTTATTTTGTATTGCTTGTGCCGATGCTGCTTGGTTAGCTTTTATTTCTTTACTGGCTTGTGTCAATCCTGGTCCAAATTGGTCATAGCCAGCAAGACCAGCTGCACCAATACCAGCAGTTCTAAGTGGAGCAAATTTTCTTGTGCTACCCATATTGTCCATAAGTTGCTTCATTCCACGTTGCCCAGCTTGTGCGTTAAAAGGTGCAAGAACATTCCTAGCTGGTGTAGTTACAGTGCTTGCTGGAATTGGTGGTAAATTTATTGGCCTACCAGATTGGTCTAGCATATTAGATGCTCTAGCTGGTTTCCCAGGAATGTTTCTAGTAGTAGGATTTGCAAGACCAAACTTGTTCGTGTTAGCAACAGAAACATTCTTTAGCTGGTTTCTTTTTATTTGTTCTTCCAGTGCCTTTCCAGTTAAGTTTTTTCTAAATACCTTATCAAGTGCATACTTGCCTCCCCTCATAAGCAATCCTCTTCCAAGCCCTAATGGAGTAAGATAAGTTGCTTCCAAAGCAGCCTTTCCATAATTTATGTTTCCATCATCTGT